TTTTCACTGTGCTGTTGATTGGTTCTGGCGCGGGCGAGATCAACAACAGACGTGTATTTTCCGGTTTCCTTGCGTTCACCTTCGCGACGTTTTTTCCAGATGCGCATCTCTGCCTGAATTTCGGGCCATTTGGCACCAGGCTTACATTTATGCTTAACCCACCCGATGGCATGCAGCTTAAGCTCCGGATACATGGCGTTAACTTCTGGCATTTTCATCAACGCTTCAACGATATGTCCGTCGAATGTTGCCATGTCTTCCTGCAACAATTCCTGTGCGCTAATAACCATATCAACGGTGATGTTTTCACATGTGTCGAACTTAACCATGACAGCGTTCTGTACTTCAGGGGCCAGCTTGTCAAAAGTGACGTTCATCGGATCGGATTCAGTCTCAACCGGGACAAAGGAAGCAGACTCCTCATCCCAGCGGTTTTCCTGCATATATTCAGCATCCCAGGAATCGAGGGCAGGGCGGGGTATACCGGGTTTATCCTCGCAGACAAGAAATTTATAAGCGCAGTCCTGAGCAGCCGGATAATGTTCCAGGAATTGCCAGTGAAATTTTGCGCGGGCGCGACGTTCATCACCGGCTTCAATGGCAGTGGCTACAGCGACGGCACCTTCTTCCTTTATTGCCTGTTCGTCCGGAATGGCGGCGCAAATAAAGACTTTACTCATTTTGTTTTACCTCATTACAGATTTAAGGGTGAACAAATCCCTGCCATTGCTGGCATATAAGAATGAAACCGGATATTTATTACGGAACTGTTTTAAAGACCTGCCGGGATTTCGTTATTATCCTGGTGAATAACTTTATCGACCGGGTAACAGTTACCGGGAATTTTCTGTTCCGCTGCGGCAGCCATGCATTCTTTCATTGAGTTGTACATGCCGGTGATTGCATCAAGCGACTCACCAGTATTGAGATATACAGTCAGAATGAGTATGAATAATGTGTTCATCGCCACTCTCCGAAAATACCGAGTTTAAGAAGGGCAATTCTGGAGAGTATGGAATTGTCATTCAGCAGGTAGGGTTCATATTTTCTCATATTGATTGCATCCTCGGTGAAATCCCTGTTACTGAGCAGAACACCAATATTAAAGCACCCGTCAGACGTATTAACGTTTGGTAGTGACGTTTCCATTATCGCGTCCTCAACAATGAATTTTTAGCAATTGCTCCACAGTCATATTTTTAATTGCGCTCCGGTTTACAAGAGTCCATCCTTGTTTCTCCAGATAAAACCGGAAGGTATCCAGGGTGCAGACCATTGCGCCGTCAGGAACGGTTTCAGTGAATTTGATATTGCCGTGTTCGTCGAGACGGATAACCAGGGTGCGTCCGTCCCCGTGAATCATTTTGTCGGGAGACGGGGCGTTATTCTGGCGCAGTTCTTCCTCCATGCGATCGAACTCAGCGATGTAGGCTTCTTTGAAAGTTGCGGCTTTTTTACCTGTGAACCCCATCACCAGGAAAACGAAGCCGTTTTTGGTGATTTGGTACATGGGGCGTTTTTCGCCTTTGGCGTCGGTGTAGGTAACGGGCGTAAAATTGCGCTCGTTAAAATCTTCAGAGCATTCTAGCGTTTCAATTTTGCGCAGAACGTCCTTGTGCATTTTGCGGAAGAACTCTGCAACCGCAACAGACGTAGTGACAGCGCGACCATTTTCGATGGTTACGTCAGGGTGAGAAAGGGTAGGGATAGTAGCCATAATGGCAGCCTCTTGGTTGAGTATTAATAACTCACCACCAAGGTTTTCCACGACCATAAGGGTGGTGAGGCGTACAGGGGTGGAAATACCGGTCAACCAAGAATCCGGCCAGCCTTGCAGCTGCCCTGCACGCCCCACCATAATCTGAATGTGGCTGTGCTTGACGCATAAAAAAACCGCCTGAGCGCGGTTATGCGCTTGATTGAATTCCGGGTTTCCACGCCCGGCACCCGTTTTATGAGGTGCAGGAGCACTATAATTCCACCCGTTCTGGTTTTCAATAGCTACATTCAACATTTTCTCTTACCTTTCATCACCGAAGTGAACTTTGTTGATGCGGTGCCTGGTGCCTCCAGGTGACGTTAACCAGTTAACAATTAACGCCGGATACAGAGAATCCACCCATAACACTGTTTTTGGTTTTAACTGTTCCGCGTGCGCTTAGCCGCATTCACCGCATCACAAAATTCACTTTAAAAAGGGTGGCAGAGCAGTCACGGAGTAGAACTGATGCCACCAAAGACTACACATGGGTATTGTGGCGGGGCTGTCACTTAAGCGTATGGTCAACCTGACAACCCGGTGCATTTTCTGGAGCAATGGAGGAAACCCCAGCCATACTTACCGCCGCGCCATTTCGCGGAGTGCCACAACCGGAAGCGCACGGTCGAACTAAATTTAACGACACCGTACAGAGAGACCAATTTCGCCGTGCGCTTTCGCGTTATGCCCTGACTTTTCAGGGACATATCCTTTCAGTAAACTGTCAGTGCCGGATGTTCACCCGTGTCCGGCGCACGCACTCCACCTGACCCGTGGAGAACTCCTTAATTACCAACCCTCAGGAGGGTGAAATGGATAAAAAGCAAATTGAGGCCCTGCAATCTATTATTGAAAAACAAGATGAAGCTATCAGGATTCTTTCATATCGCACTGATATGATACTAAATATGCTTTCTGCATTAACGGCTGCGCTTGGTGGTACAAAAACAAACGTATACCGCGAAGTTGTTATTCAACAGATAGATAAATTTGAAAAAACCATACCAGGTATTAATGCTCATCTTGCAGAACAAGAGAAAGACCATGCTCTTATGGCAATTTCTTCAGTAGCTCTCCCGAAAGTTGAGTAGTTTTAATTGTTGTTTTGAAATAATCACTGCTTTCACATTTGAGTGATTTCATGGCAATCCAAATGCGGGCCTCTGTGCCTGCATTTGGTTCCAGTTGCTGTAGACGTTTTGCGTCTTCCAAAAGTAAGGCGATAATGTGTTTCAGCTTCTCATCATTTGCTTGATTCTTGTTTTCAGGCGAATTCTGTCCGCCGAATAGGCGCTTCTCTTCATACAGACCTATAAAGGCACGACGCACGTTACCGGATATAGTATCGATGGTTTCCTTTTCTACAGTACTCAGGTCAAGAGTCGCCAGTTGAGAGCGAACCACATTCGCTGCCATTTCCTGGAATGGCATTGGTAAATCTTTAAATTCCATTATTAGCCTCGTTGGTTAGCTATTAACGTGGGTATGTAACCATTCTGGCAATGCTTAATGCCGCTGCTTTTTCCAGCCTGGTGATATCCTGCTCCAGAGCGGACAGATTTTCAGCCTGCTTAGTCCTGGCTTCATTGGCCCATTTCAGATCCTGCGCTGCATTAATTTTCTGGTGCATCCACTCATAAAGTTCATCATCGGTATAGTCTGGCGCGATGATGACGGGTTCTCGTTTCTGCATACTGATTCCTCGCGGTGCTGCTTCGCTTATCAGCCGTTAGATTTTGCCGAGCTGGAAAGCGCCTGTTTAAACTCACTGAAGCTGAGAGCTTCTTCGCCTTCGGCAAGGCCTTCGAAGTATTCTTCGTAAGCCTTTTCCATGATTGTGTCGAAATCCATATCACTCACCTGAGTTTCTTTCCAGCCAGCGACGGGCACCATTTTCGGTTTTAAACGTTTTGCTTTTGGTATACGTCATCGCGGTGAATGTGCCGTCCTGGTTGGGAAACACGCCGTACACCAGAGATTCGTTGTTGCCAAGCTCGATAGTATCCATGCTGACCTCATTTCCCCTTAACGCCGGGTGGCGGAACTAAAACCTACAGCGCCGTGCTGTTCTTGATAGAAATATTAGTAACGCGGATATTTTAAGTCAACAGTATGGCGTATGATATTTTTGATTTGGTAACTATGTAAATGTTTTTTCAAGGGAAAAATATTAGTTATACAGCTGATTTGCAGAAGTTATGGCACAAAAAAACCGACTAAGACGTCGGTTTTTTTGTTGTGGATGGGGTAGTGAGCGGTGGCTACTGGTTACGTTTCTTTAGTGCCAGCATGTTCTCGAAGGCTTCCTCGTAGAGCTTGTTTAGTCCACGTAGCTGGTTAAGGAGTTTGGCTTTTTCTGACGCAGGTAGAATCTCGAAGAGGTTAAGTAACTCTGCCTGTTCTTCATTGACCAGCCTCCATCCTTTGCCTGAAAAGTTATCATCATAAGTATCTGATGATCTTACATAATTCATTAAGTCTTTAAGGTCTTCTCGAATGTCCTCTGGTTTTACCTTTAACAGAGCCGCAAATTTTAGCGCAGCGTCGGTATTTACCGGTATCTTGCCGTTCAGATACTGGCTAACGGTGCCTTGAGATTCGAATCCCAACAACTCAGCCGCCAGCTCTTGAGTCAGCTTCAGCTCTTTTTTTCTTGCATTCCATGCGGCTTTTAAATTCTTGCTCGCTTCTGGAGTTGCAATCACTTCGCGTGTTTTTTTCATACATAGAGTTTATTTGTTTTACCAATATTATCAAAGATAGTCTGGCTATTGATCTTTAAAATTAGTGGGGCTAATATTTGCTCGAGGCATAACGTAGAAGGTTGGCTATGAACTTAAGAGACTATTTAAAAGAGAAACATATCACCCAGCTACAGTTTGGGAAGCTAACGGGTTTATCTCAGGTGCATGTAAGTCGAGTGCTGGGGGGCTATGAAAGATTCAGCCCTGAAAAAGCATTACGTGTTGCTGAAGTAACGAATTTCGAGGTTACACCTCATGAACTCCGGCCTGATATTTACCCGAATCCAACCGACGGCTTACCTGTTGGATTCAAGGCTAACACACCAAATGCATCGGAGTTGATTCATGAAAATCAGGCATGAGCACATCCGCATGGCGATGAATGCCTGGGCGCATCCGGACGGTGAAAAAGTTCCGGCAGCTGAAATAACCCGGGCTTATTTTGAGCTTGGTATGACGTTCCCGGAATTATATGACGACAGCCATCCGGAAGCCCTGGCTCGCAATACCCAGAAAATTTTCCGCTGGGTGGAGAAAGACACTCCTGATGCGGTTAAAAAAATTCAGGCGTTGTTACCAGCGATCGAAAAAGCAATGCCGCCTCTGCTGGTGGCCCGAATGCGCAGCCACAGTTCAGCTTATTTTCGGGAGCTGGTGGAGACGCGGGAACGACTGGTGAGAGACGCTGATGATTTTGTCGCAGTGGCGATCGCTGGTTTCAACCAGATGAATCGTGGTGGCCCTGCAGGAAATATTGTGGCTGTGCATTGACTCGCAATATTCATACCGGATCACTTCCGGCAATTTGTGAGTAAAAAGATTCGGTATCAGAAGAGGTGAGTATGGCTAACGCCTGGCTCAGATTATGGCATGACATGCCAAATGACCCTAAGTGGCGAACAATTGCCAGGGTGTCAGGGCAGCCAATTGCAACAGTGATGGCAGTGTATATCCACCTTCTGGTGAGCGCGTCACGAAATGTCACGACATGTCACGGCGTGTCACTACGTGGTCACATTGATGTCACGACGGAAGATTTAGCAAGTGCGCTTGATGTGACGGAAGAAGTAATTGATTCAATTTTACAGGCAATGCAGGGGCGGGTACTTGATGGAGATTTAATCACCGGATGGGAAAAACGCCAGGTACTGAAAGAGGACAATGGCAACGTTTCACAAACCGCGAAATCCCCGGCAGAGCGCAAGAGAGCGCAGCGCGAGAGGGAAAAATTACGAAAACAGAATGAGGGGTGTCACGACGAGTCACGCATATGTCACGACATGTCACGACGAGTCACGACAGATAAAGATACAGATAAAGAATTAAACCCCACACATAACGCGCACGTGCGCGAGAGTGCTCCGACCAGTGAGTCGAGTGGTACGCCGTTGCAGGCAGCAGAACCTGCATCCCTGGATGGACTGAGCGAACCCATCGGGAAATTTCCGATGGTCGATGACTGGCATCCGTCGCCGGATTTTCGACGACGGGCTGCGTTGTGGGGGATGGCTTTGCCGGAGCCGGAATTTACACCTGCTGAACTTGCCGCTTTCCGGGACTACTGGGCAGCGGAGGGGAAAGTTTTCACGCAGGTTCAGTGGGAGCAGAAATTCGCCCGTCACGTAAATCACGTCAGGGCGCAGGTTAAGCCAGTCAGCAAGGGGGTAAACCATGCAGCAGCACCAGGTGGCACCGCATCACGGGCAGTTCAGGAAATTCGGGCAGCACGTGAGCAGTGGGAACGTGAAAACGGATTTATCAGCGACGGAAACGGTCTGGAAGCTGTGGGAACTCATGGGGGAGGTTTATTCGAACCGCTGGACCCAGAAGAACGGGGCCGCACCTTCGAAGCTCTGGATTGCACAGATTGGCGCGATGACTGAGCAGCAAATCCGACAGGTCTGCCGCCAGTGCATGGACCGCTGCCGGGCGGGTGAAACATGGCCTCCGGACCTGGCTGAGTTTGTGGCGCTGATTTCAGAAAGCGGGGCCAATCCATTTGGCCTGACGGTGGATGCTGTGATGGAGGAGTACCGCCGCTGGCGTGATGAG